TGCTTCTATACCACCGAACGTTATCAATAACATCATTGGTAGCATCCATAGTGGATGACCTGCTACTTCTCCTGCTGTTCTTTTAGACATGGTAAATCAAAAAGTACTGTGTTTATGTATTCTTCTGCCCATTCCTTATCAAATAACTTCTCTAGTATACCACGAGTCTTATCATTCTTCTTCTGTTGATTACAATAATATATCTGATCATCAAACCTTAGCATCACTCTATTATATTCTTTATCATCTATCACTGAATGATACAGATCATTAGAGAAAACATTAAGGTATTCAGATACAATGCAATAGAAATTTGTCATGTCCATGAAGTTACTAAGACGCATGAACTTACAGTAAGGTGAAAAGATTTCATCTGCCCACAATGGAAGTGGCCTTCTCTCACTGAAACTATACCTGTTACTGATCTCTCTTATCTTACTGTAAAATCTATCATCAACACCACTCATAGGAGATACATCAACGATAGCAGCAGTCACTGCCTTCTCAGTAGCAACCACATCACACCCAAAGATAGGTAGATTGTAACGTGGATCAGGATAGAATATAGAATGTAATATCTTTAGTCCCTTTAAGTCTGCCAACTCCAAGTGCATCTTCCTAAGTGAAGGACACTTATACATCTTGTTTGTAATGATCAAGTCATCCTTATTCACTTCAGGGATAGGACTCTCTAATGGTTCAACATCAGGGAAACTTTCCATCACCTGAGTGATTAAGGATGCTAGATCGTCTACTAAGTCAAGCATAACTGAAAAAGAATTCTTTGATTAGTTTTTCAGACTCTTCCTTTCCAAATGAATTAGATAGGTATCCTGAGATAGGATCAAGTCTTATCATATACTTATCAAAATCTTTATACAGACTGGTATCAGTACCAGTAGGTTTTGCTTTATCTATCATCTCTTTATAGAGTGACAGATAATATTTGAATGTTGGTAAGTAAGTGTCAACCTGTGACATCTCACAGTATCTAACAAATATATTCTCAGAGAAATGATTACCTGGTTCAAAGAAACGATAGGTTCCTTCTGCTTTAGGTAATGGTGGTACATTAAGTACATAATTTTCAACTGGATGTTGGAAATCAAATACTATGATAACTTTCTTCTCAAAGAAACCCATAAGATCCATCCCGAAACAGGGAAGGTTATGCCCTGTCTTAGGATAGATCACATTGTTATGGATATTTAATTTGTCATCCCAGATATCAACATGTCTCGACTTAATAAAATACTGACCTGAATACAGGTCAGCAGTAAGATGGACATCCTTTTCGTTAGTCCAATGAACATGTTGTTTCTCAAACTTCAGGTCAGGGAAAGTCTCAAAGACTGCTGACCTGTAGTTTTTCCAGAGATCATTACTCCTCTGCAAGTTGTCTGAAGTAGGAGAGTGCATCATCATCTTCAACTATTGATTCTTCTTTCACTGGTATGTTCGCACTTACTTTAGCACGAAAAGAAGATTGTTCTGGGGCCTTGACTGGCTCATACTCCTCAGTATCTACTGTTGATACAGCAGCACGTTTGGCAGTACCTAATACAAAACTCAACCTTCTTTCTAGATCTTCAAAAGATTTGAACTGATCCTTAGCAAGGAATGCTTCTAGCGAGTGCTCCTTCTTCCACGTTGCTTCCAATTCAGAATCATCTGAACTAAGAGCACTAACAGAATCAAACTCACTGCTATCATAATTCCAGAACCCTGCTACTTTCTTGATCTTCAACTTGAAGTTAGCACCTTCCCAGAAATCAAACACATTTACTGGTGTCTCATCTTGGAACTCAGGTTGCATTGCTGCAAGAATCTTATCATGGATCTTCTTACCATACTTATACAGAAATGTTTTACCCTCGTTATCAGGATTCTTAGGATCCTTTACAACAAGAATGTTACTGTAGTAGGACAACTTACGCTTCTGTCTACGTGCAGTGTCCTTGTCTGCTTCTTCACCACTGTTCCAGAGACGGCGATTAACCTCACCTACTGGATCTTTTTCACCAAGAGTTGTTAAACTGTTCTCAATGTACCATCCTCCTGGCCCTTGAAAAGCATGTGAATATACTTTTGCCCAGGGAACTGTCTCCCCATCAGGTGCAGGAAGGAAACGGATAACAGCATAACCATTACCTGATGCATCTACCTCTGGCTTCCAGAATCTCTCATCAACATTCTTACCACTAACAGACTTCTCCAATTCTTTTTGTAGAAACTGTAGATTCTGACCAGACTTTTTCTTTAAACTAGCAAACGACATTTAGATTACCTTAGATTTTATTGGATTTGGTTTGGGGTGGGAGGTTGGATTAATGTATACCAACAAGTACAGGGCATTGCTACATTAGTAGATTTTTACTGTACTATCTGAGACCCGACTGGTAGGTCGGTTCTTCCTTGGGGGAAGCAGCACCACCTGTGTCTCATCACCTTAACTAGCCTTATGCCAGCAAGTTTATTCAGTCACTCCCGTATCGGTTAATTACGCCGATATACTATTTATAGCACAGAAAAAGGGGGTTTGTCAACCCCCTGAATTATTAATTATTCCTGAAGAGTGCTCCCAGTTCTCCACCTTGTCAGATGATACTCCTCTTTAGATTGAACTGTATGTGTGTGGTGCTTCAGCAAAATTCTCTTTGCTATAGTCATCTCACTCGTGTAAAAGATAACTGGTTCAGTTAGTCCTGGATCACCACTCATTTGTTTGTACTCAGAATTGGTTGCTCATGTTCGACAACATACTCAGTACTCTGCTCTTCTAAGGCACTCAGTACCTTCTCCATGTCAAGTTGTGATAATTCTCCGTCTTCCGACCACTTTAAAGTTTGTAGCATTGTTCTGTGTTGGGTTCCACATATTATATAACATGGAATTCACACAAAACACCGTTTCCTTTATACTATCTTTCGGTTTGGTTTACTTTCCGTTATCTTGCTCCAACTTTGCCTTCAGATCTTCTCTAAACTTGGCCACCTTTCCCAATAATTCATCAAACATGTCTTGCATCCTAGTATCAGGAGTTGCACCCAACATAATGATACCTTGCTTCATAGTTTCCTTGACTGACTGTGCTTCAGGGTCATCACTCAATTCTATACGAGCATAGAATACTTTCTGTTTCTCAATGAGTCTTTCCAATGCCTCAAAATATTCAAACTTTCTTTCTGGATCAAGTAGCATAAAATTCATAGCAGATCTGAAGCAGAACTGCTGGAGTTCTACCATCTCTTGAATGTCACCACGGACTAATTCGGATTGGAAAAAATTAGATCTCATACTAGCATTAATTTGGCACGACTTGTTTTCTTCATGAAGTTGAGTTGTTGAGCCTCGTGACGCAACTTCTCTTTAAGTGGTTTACTAATCAATTTAGTAACACTATCTAGTTCTATCTCATTTTCTTCACAGTAATGGATAACCGAATCAATATAATTCATATCAAGATTGTGTAGTGCAATCTTTTCCACTTCCTGCGAGAACTTCGCAGCTGTCATAAATTTATCCTCAAGTAATTGTTTTTTGTCCATAACGTTCTTGGTATTCGTGGATGTAACCCATTAATGTGATGAAGTATTCTTTCTTAGGTGGAAGTACTTTCACCTGAGTTTCCCCATTCTCACAAGCAACGATGGTCACTATTTTTTTAACGCTAACATCGTATAACTCTTGGAGCATACATGCATAAGCAGTTTCTTGCACGAAGTAATCAGTTAGATATTCTTCTCGCTTTGGTGTTGCTGATGTCTTGAAGTCGATAATAGATAATTCCCCATCGAACTCTGCAATACAATCAACTCGTCCCGCTAACTCTAAGTGTTTGGAGTATAGAGCGGCCTCCTGCAAGTAAATATTATTTATCCTGTTCAGAGTATCCACTGATTGATAGAACATAACAGTAGGAAGCGGAGAATCTTTATACTTTTCTATCTCTAACTTATTGTTAAAGTAGTCCTCAACTATAGAGTGATAGGTTGTACCTCTCTTAGTTGATCTTGCGGATACTCGATTCGCTTCCTCCATACCAACACGTTCCCTCCACCTAGCAATACCTGCCATCTTCTTAGCATTGTTGCTAATGACAGTAGTAACTGATGGAAACTTGTCACCATCTGGTGTAACGTATACACGCTTGTGGTTGACTATACTTGCTGACATTTCAATGGGGATCACTCCCTCTACATGATTAAATTTCATAGGCCAGCATTGATTTTACTAATAAG